TGCCAAGGTAGCTTTAAAACGATAGGTGTAGGCGGCTCCCTCACTGGCGAACCCGTGGATATGCTCATCATGGACGACTTATATAAGGATGCCGCTTCGGCTTGGTCGCCTGTTATTCGCCAGAATGTAGCCGACTGGTATGATACGGTAGCCTCTACACGACTACATAACGATAGCCAACAACTGATGGTCTTTACTCGCTGGCACATGGAAGACTTAGCGGGCAGACTCTTAGAACAAGAAGGAGAGTATGACCCCATAGACAACCCACAAGGTTGGACACTCATCAGCTTCCCCGCTATACAGAACAAGCCACCAAGTGAACTAGACCCCAGAGCAGAGGGCGAACCCCTATGGCCTGAAAGACATAGTTTGGCCAAACTCCTAGAAATCAAGGAGCGTACCCCAACTGTGTTTGAAAGTATGTACCAGCAGAATCCGCAACCTTCGCAAGGACTGATGTACGAGGAGTTTACTTGTTATACAGAATTACCTTATCGTTCCCAATCAGTAGCGTATATAGATGCTGCTGATAGTGGAGCAGACTACCTATGCGCTTTGTTCTACAAGGAAGCAGAGGACGGCAACTATATCATTGACGTACTTTACACCAAAGAGCCTATGGAGGTGACGGAGACGACACTTACCTATATGCTCCAACAGCACCAAGTAGAACGCTGTCATATAGAGAGCAACAACGGTGGAGGTTTGTTTGTGAGCAACTTACAACAACGCGCTTATGATATGGGCAATAGGCTGACGCGCTTTTATCCTTTCCATCAGGGACAGAACAAGGCAGCAAGGATTTTTGCCGCTTCAGCTTCGGTACAGAAACTGATCAAGATGCCTTTGGATTGGAAGAAGCGCTTCCCGAAGTTTGCCCGCGATCTTACGGGTTACCTTCGTGTGGGCAGCAACGCCCATGATGATGCCCCCGATGCCCTTACGGGCTCGGTAGAATGCCGCCAACCCCCAAAGAAAGTGGATTTAGCGGCCATGTTCGGACTTAGATAGTGAATAGTGAAAAGTGAATAGTGAAAAACGCTATTTAGGCGCTCACTCTTCACTCTTCACTAATAACTTTTCTCTTTTCACTATTCGTTATTCACTTAATCACGATTCTCCAGTTCGTGCCTATTATAGAAAGAGCTTCTAGCGCTCCCATATACCAAGTTCCGAGTATTCGCTAGCTTTACTATTCACTTTTCGTTTTTCACTAATCACTAATCACTAACCACTAATCACTAACCACTAATCACTAATCACTAATCACTAATCACTTTTCATTTTTCACTTAATTATGCTAAACATTTCTTTACTCAAATCGGGGCGCAATGCTCCCTTACCCAATCCTACGGAAGCGCAAAAAGCACTTAATCCTGCGCTTCACCCTGTCAATGATCCCGTGCTTAGGCGGGATAAGCAGGTACAGACCACTGAGGGCGTACGCATGGAGCCTGTAGCTCGTATTGCACTGCCCTTGCAACAGCTTATCATCAAGCGTTCCGTGGCTTTTCTCTTTGGCAAGTCAGTGCGTTATGAATGTGCTAGTGAGGACAAGCAGGAGCAACAAGCCTATGCGGCTATCCTGAAAATTCTCACTCAGGCGAAGGACAATAGCCTAAACAGACGTATTGCCCGCGCTACCTTCTCCTTTGGCGAGTGTGCCGAGCTGTGGTATCCTGTTCCTACGGCAACCACTCATTATGACTATGGCTTTCCCTGCCAGTTCAAGCTCCGTTGTAGCCTTTTTTCACCTGCTTTTGGGGATACCCTCTATCCCTATTTTGACCAAACGGGTGATATGACGGCTTTCTCCCGTGCTTATAAGAGTCTTAGTACAAATACCCAAACAGGGGTAGGGGAGCTAACGGATTATTTTGAGACCTACACGGCTACCCACCATTATCTTTGGCGCATGGTATCAGGACAATATCTACTGGAGGAGGGGTACCCTAAGCCCAATCCTATTGGGAAGATTCCCGTGGTATATGCCCATCAGCCCCACCGAGAAACCGAAGAAGTGGATCCGCTCATTGAGCGTTTGGAGCACCTGTTGTCCAATTTCGCCGAGACTAACGACTACCATGCCGCACCTAAGCTGTTTGTTACAGGACACATACAGGGTTGGAGCCAAAAGGGCGAACCTGGTGCGATCATAGAGGGGGACAAAGATGCTTCCATGCAGTATATCTCTTGGCACAATGCCCCTGAGTCGGTCAAGCTGGAGATGGATACCCTGCTACGAATGATCTACACCCTTACACAGACTCCCGACATCTCCTATCAGAGTGTTCGTTCCATGTCGCCCCCTTCAGGTGCTGCCCTTAAGCTCCTTTTCCTCGATGCCTCCCTCAAGGTACAGGACAAGCGTGAGATCTTCGATGCCTACCTTGCCCGCCGCTTGGCGATCCTCAAGGCGTACCTCCCCTGCCTACATACGCCCTTGAGACAAGCCGCTGCCACAGTGGAGATTACCGCACATATTCAAGAACTAATTTAATGAGTCAATGAGCCGATGAGTCAATTGGGCAATTAGCTAATGAGTCGATTAGACAATTAGCAAATCGTCAAATCGACCAATCGCCAAATCGGCTAATTGACAAATCGTCAAATCAACTAATTATCCTATGTTTTTTTTCCTTGTTCCCTTAGTCCTCTTGTATCATTCCGATACGCCCATAGCCTTACGTGATAGGCTGTATTACCTTTGGCAAACGCTCTCTCGTAGCGCCCCCATCATGCTCCTATACCGCTACTTCCACTCTTGGCAACAGACCCATGAGGCTTTTCTAGTGGCATTAGCAGTAGCCCTTGTGGTCAATATGTTTGTTGGGGTCGCCTACCACCTGCGTCAGCGTACTTTTTCCTTGCAGGAGCTGCTAAAGAAAAACGCCCAAATGCTTGCAGTCATTGCGGCGGTATATATCCTTTTGGAATTGTTAGAAGTCCCTTTAACCGATACCAAAACAGGCGAACTTTTTGAGAGTACCCTCCAACTGATGACCCTGCTATATCCGGTGAGTAAGGCTGTCAAGAATATCTTTGTCCTCACTCATGGCAAGTATCCCCCCGCTTGGGTGATGAAGGCACTCTATAACTATGAAAAAGAGGGCAAACTCAAAGAATTTTTTAAAGTGAATAGAGAAGAATGAAAAGCCACCACTTATCAATAATTTTTACTAATTTTGTACGCTGTATAGAATCAAACAATATGAGACACATTATTCTTACACTCCTTTTAGGAAGTTATACTTTAGCATTCGCTCAAAATAAGATAAAAGGTGAGTGGTATCTCTATGAACTCTTTGGGAAAAAAACCTCTATGGATATGTATCGTTTAGAAAGGCAAACTAAAGAAAAAAGAGGGTACAAAATAAACTTTATTGAGAATAAGATTTTTATTGCTTCTTCCTTTACCTCATCTAAGGACGATTGTTCTCCTTCTACTCTTGGGGTCTATGAAAAAATAAATAGACATTATGTATCTTTTCATGTACATTCTTTCTCTGTCTCTGGAATAGGATGTCAGATGAATTATGAAGGAATACATGCCGATTTGGGTAAGTTCTATATTCATTTCCCATCCAAAGGGGTACTTTACCTGATCAAAAGTACAGGAGATCTCGATTACGATAAGCAATTAGCTCAGGATGCAGAGCAGATTAACGATATTAATTCTATTGCAAAGTATGTTTTCAAACGTAATGGAGAAAATATCTCTTATAATCCTTCTTTTAAAGAAGAAGTAGCCACCTACGTAGCACAAGTACTCAAGTTGCCGCATTATAGAGTCTGTTTGAAGTTTTCTGTAGGAAGGTATACAGGAGATGTAGGCTTAGTTAAGGATTTGGAGACAGGCACTTATTTCTATGTAGTCAAGGACAATACTGCTCAGCAGGAAACTACTCAAAAGGAAAACAAATATTTCCATTTCACCTCGGAAGAAGTTAATAGTGAAAAGTGAATAATCCCCCCAACCCCCGATAGAGAGTAATCCCCCTAACCCCCGAAGGAGGAACAAGTAACAAATGCAATAGGATT